GACATCGTTCGCGGCCTGCACGTTTATGGTGCTAAGGTTCTGCGCGGTGAAGCTCTTGTCTCTGCCTTCTACGGCATCGACTAAAGCGGATAGGGGGATGAAATACTCCCCCTTTTCTTTAAGGAAGAAAAATGTCACAGATCGGAAGTGAACAACAGCCAATTAGGATGAGTCCTAAAAGAACAACAAAGGTAAGCGGTCAGTACCTTAAGTATGAAAACCGTAAAAAATACGAAGACAATTATGATCGTATTTTTAGAAAAAAGGAGAATACAAATGGATCACGGTAAAGCAATGGGCGGTATGAGCATGAAAAAAAGAACTCCAACAATGCCTACAGGCGGCCCTAACCGAAAAAAGAAGCGAACACCACCTAAAATGGTTTCTCGTTCTGGCGGTGGTCGGAAGCGTATGATGGCAATGGGCGGCGGTAAGAAGGAGCGTTCTATGTATATGGAAGGCGGTGAAGCTCACTCAGGCGCACAGCCTACATACGGAAGCACTGTAGCAGATGCTATGCCAAAAGGGATGAAAAACTAATGACTACTCAAATTGAAAAGCGCGAATACAAGTCTATTCAAGAAAAAGAGCGTGTGTGTGCTGAGATGACAGAAAATCAGTTTCCGTATCAAAAAGAAGCGGAGTTAAAGTATCCTAAAGCTCGTAATGAGCAGGAGAACCCTGATGCAAGTCGCGGCACCTAAAGGCTACCACTGGATGAAAAGTGGTAAATCCTACAAGCTGATGAAAGATCCAGCAGGTGGGTACAAGCCACATAAAGGCGCTTCTAAAAAAGCCAACTTTGAAATACAAAAGGTCCATAAAAAATAATGGCTACTACATACTTAGATCTGACAAATGAACTACTAAGAGAAATGAATGAGGTTGTTTTGACCTCTACTAATTTTGGATCTGCTCTTGGTATTCAAGCACACGTTAAAGATTGTGTCAATCGCGCATATCTTGATATTGTTCTTGAAGAACCTCAATGGCCTTTTCTTTCTGTAGGTGAAAGCGGTTCAACAGATCCTTTGTATGGAAATGTTGTTGTAGAAACAGTAGCCAATCAAAGATGGTATGAATTAAAAGCGGCAAGCTCTTCATTAGCTGATGACTATGGTTATATTGATTGGGATGATTTTTATTTAACAACGGTAGGTGTGTCGGGAGAGACAGCACCTTATGTTAGTGAAAACCTCCGATATATAACCTTAGAGCAATGGAAAGACTATCACCGCGCACAAGAAAATGCAGACGATGCAGAAGACGCCAATGGTGGACAACCTTGCAGAGTTTTTCGTAGTAGCGATGGTCGTAACTTTGGTTTAAGTCCAATACCCGACAAAGTATATCGCATTCACTTTTTTGCATTTAATCAGGCTACACAGCTTTCAGCGCATGGAGACACAATAGTTTTCCCAGATGTTTATAAAACTGTATTGCTTGCTAGAGCAAGATACTATGTACATCAATTTAAAGAAAACATCCAGCCTGCGGCTTTAGCCTTAGAAGATTATCGTAGAGGACTACGGCTTATGAAGAATGCGTTAATGATGCAAGCACCAGACTACATTAAAGATGATCGTATGAGGCTTGTTTAATGTCTCAGGCATTTGGCTTTGCGGCAAAGGGCGGTCTAAACACAAACCTAAACTCTCTTGAGCTTTTAGGCAACCCCGGCTTTGCTACAGAACTTACAAACTTTGAAGTAGACCCAGATGGTGGCTATCGTCGTGTTAGTGGTTTTACAGCCTATGGCGGTGCATCAGCGGCTAGACCAAACAGTTCTAATCGTATTCTAGGAACCTTTGCCTATGCAGATGGTGTAATTGTTACATCAGGAACTAATATTTATTTTAGTAATGATGGTACAACGTGGTTACAAATAAATAGGGACAGTGTTGCTACTGGTGGTGATAACTACACAACTTTTACAGGGCGTTCAGCTTTAACACGATCTAGTCAAGGTCAGTGCCAGTTTGCAATTTTTGAAGGCGCTACTTTTGATTATGGCGAAGTATTTATTGCTGATGGCGCAAATAAAATTTATTCTTTTCGCATGGAAGGTACTGGAGCATTAAGCACTCGTACTTTTTTTGCAAAAGAAATTACGGTTACTGGAACAAAAGGCGTTAAATATATTACTGTCCATGATCATCACTTGATTGCGGCAGGAGTAGAAGATAATTTAAATACTGTATTTTTTAGTGAGTATAATGATCCAAGTGATTTTACAACTGGTACGACGAGTGGTGCAATAACCATATCAGATCAAGTACAAGGAGTAAAGGGTTTTAGAACAGACTTAATTGTTTTTGCAAAAAATAGTATTCATAAACTTGTAGAAATTAATACTCCTGCAAATACGCGCATAGATCCTATTGCTGAAAACGTAGGATGCTTAAGCGGCTATAGTATTCAGGAGATAGGAGGTGATCTAGTTTTTCTTGCGCCTGACGGTATCCGTACTGTTGCAGGTACAGCAAGAATTGGTGATACAGAATTAAGTTCTATTTCAAGACAAATTCAAAATGTTATTACAAGTATAGCAGGAAGTGTAAATTCATTTGTTATAGATAGTTGTGTTTTACGATCTAAATCTCAATATAGGCTGTTTTATTCTGGTGCTGGAGCATCCCCATCTACAGCTAAAGGCGTTATCGGAACTTTTACAGGCCAAGCATTTGAATGGTCTGAAACTTTTGGTATTCAGGCTTTTGGTCTAAGTTCTACAATTGACTATCTTGGAGTAGAAAAAGTATTTCACGGTGATAAAGATGGTTATGTTTATAACCATGACACTGGAAATAGTTTTTTACTTGAAGGTTCAGAAACAAACATTTTAGCAACTTACGAAACGCCTGATTTAGATTTTGGTGATGTAGGAACGCGCAAGAGCTTAAAGTATGTTCGTACATCTCTTTCACCAGAAGGTGAAGTCGTTCCAGTTATAAGAATTAGATACGACTATAAAGATAGTGATGTTCCTCAGCCCGCAGATATTACATTAACAGGTATTCCATTACCAGCACTTTTTGGAACTTCAACATTTAATTCAGCAACTTTTGGTGGAAGCAGTGATCCAATGGTAAGAACTACACTAACAGGTAGTGGCAATACTGTAAGCATTAGAATTAGGACAGATGATAAAAATCTTTCTTACGGAGTAAATGGTTTTTATTTCGATTATATGCCATCAGGTAGGAGATAATAATGGCTCAAACTTATACACGACAAAGTACATTTACAGATGGCGATACAATTACAGCCGCACTATTTAATGATGAATATAATCAGTTAGTCAATGCGTTTACTTATTCTTCTACAAGTGCTAGTTCTACAGGCCATCGCCATGATGGTACAGCCGGTCAAGGCGGCAATATCCCAAAAATTGGTGACCTAGACTTTTTAAATAAGATTGAAGTAGATAGCACTAACAATCGTTGGGGTTTTTATGTTGAAGTCTCTAGTGCCGCAGTAGAGCAGATTCGCATTCAAGATGGCGCAATCGTTCCTGTAACTGATAATGATATTGATCTTGGTACTAGCTCATTAGAATTTAAAGATCTTTATATTGACGGCACTGCCAACATTGATACTTTAAGTGTAGACACTTCTGCAACTATTGCAGGCTTGACAGTAAGTGGTACATCAACACTTCAAGGTGATGTTTATCTTGGTAATGCTTCAGCAGATACTATTTTCGTACCGGGACTTTTCCAAGCTAATCTTGTTCCTGAAAATGATAGCACTTGGAATCTTGGTAGCACTACATCTTATTGGGCAAATGCCTACATTGATGCTATCACAACTACAGGTGATGTAGCTGTTGGTGGTAACTTAACTGTAACTGGAACAACTACTTTTAATGGCGGCACAATTACAATGGGTGATGCCGCTAGTGACAATGTTGTATTTGGAGCAGATGTAAACTCTAACATTATCCCCAATACTGACAATACTTATGATCTTGGTAGCTCTAGTCAAGAATGGAAAGATATTTACATTGATGGTACAGCTTACCTAGACGCTATTAATTTTAACGGTACAGCGATTACTGCAACAGCCGCCGAACTTAATATTATGGATGGCGTTACAGCCACTGCAACAGAAATTAATTTGTTGGATGGAGTTACGTCCACAACCGCAGAACTTAATATTCTTGATGGTGTCACGGCTACGACTTCAGAATTAAACATTTTGGATGGTGTGACTTCTACCACAGCAGAACTAAACATTCTTGATGGTGTAACTTCCACAGCTACAGAACTAAACATTCTTGATGGTGTTACATCTACTACTGCCGAATTGAATATTGTAGATGGCAACACTTCTGCAACATCTACAACACTTGCAGATGCTGACCGTGTGGTTGTTAATGACAATGGCACAATGGTGCAAGTAGCACTTACAGACTTTGAAACTTATTTTGAGTCAGCAATTGATACTATTAGTGGAGATCTTACTGTAACAGGTGATCTAACGATTAGTGGTGATGATCTGACTATGGCTACTAATACTGCTGGTCATCTTTTGATAGCAGATGGAACAAACTTTAATCCTACAGCCGTAGGAGATCTATCAGAAATATCTACGATTGCAAATGATGATGTTCTTTTAGCTGTAGATACTTCTGGTGGTGGGCTGAAGAAAGTTACAAGAGCTACACTAACAGCGGGTATTTTGTCTGGATCAGAAATTTCAAATATTGTCGAAGACACTACACCACAGCTAGGCGGCGATTTAGATGTAAATGGAAATGGTTTAGTTTCTACATCTAATGGTAATATTGCCCTTACGCCTAATGGAACAGGTGTAGTTAGAATTGATGGTAATGTAGACATACAAACAGGTGAAATTGTTTTAAAGAATGGTGGGTCTGTATCAAATATTAAGCTGTACTGTGAATCATCAAATGCCCATTATACTCAGCTTCAATCAGCGGCTCACAGTGAGTATAGCGGTAACGTAACAGTAACGCTTCCTGCGGCTACAGATACGCTGGTAGGTAAAGCAACAACAGATACTTTAACAAATAAAACTTTAACATCTCCAAAAATAAATGAAAATGTAGCAGTTACTGCAACAGCTACAGAGCTTAACATTCTTGATGGAGTTACAAGCACTACAGCAGAGCTTAACATCCTTGACGGTGTTACTAGCACTACAGCGGAACTTAACATCCTTGACGGTGTTACTAGCACTACAGCGGAACTTAACATTCTTGATGGAGTAACAAGCACTACAGCGGAACTTAACATTCTTGACGGTGTTACGGCTACCGCAACTGAGCTTAATATCCTTGATGGTGTAACCAGCACAACTGCTGAACTAAACATCTTGGATGGCGTTACTGCCACCGCTACTGAGCTAAATATTTTAGATGGCGTAACAGCTACCACTGCTGAGTTAAATTTTGTAGATGGTGTTACATCAAATATTCAAACTCAGCTTAATGCAAAAGGCACTGGAAGCGTTTCAAGCCTTTCTGATTTAAGCATTACCGCTACAGCCGCAGAAATAAATAAATTAGATGGTGTGACGGCAACAACTGCGGAGCTAAACATCCTTGATGGTGTAACATCAACAGCCGCAGAAATAAATAAATTAGATGGTTTTACAGGTGCAGTAGCAGATTTAAACTATGCTAAAGATCTTAGAGCAACAGGCGTAACTTCGACTGAATTTGATTATTTAGATGGTGTAACAAGTAATATTCAAACGCAGTTAAATGCTAAAGGCAATGGTGACATTACGGGTGTTACGGCAGGGACTAATTTAAATGGTGGTGGTAGTAGTGGCAGTGTAACCTTAAATGTAGATGCTTCACCTTCTTTTACAGATTGTACAGTTTCTGGAACTTTAAATGTTAGAACTGCTATAGACTTAGCAGATAATGACATTCTTCGCTTTGGTTCTGGTGATGATTTTGAAATGTTCTGTAATGGGTCACATATGTATATGGATCTTAATTCAGGCATTGGTAATCTTTATATCCGTGATACAACCACGACACGATATACATTTAATGACAACGGAAGCTTTACAGCTACCGGAAACATCACAGCTTATTCGGACGTAAGGCTCAAGGAAGATATTGAAACTCTTGATGGCTCTAAAGTCTACGAAATGCGAGGCGTGTCGTTTACTAAAGAAGGTAAGGCTGGCTCTGGTGTCATTGCTCAAGAGCTTCAAAAAGTTGCTCCAGAGCTTGTAGAAGAACAAGAAGAAGATGGTTATCTATCTGTAGCCTACGGGAACATTGTAGGTTATTTGATTGAAGCTGTTAAAGAACAAAAGAAAGAAATTGATCGCTTAAAGGAGATGATTGGATAAATGGCTCTTCAATCTTCCGGTGCAATAAGCCTTAACGAGATTCACATTGAAGCAGGTGGTAGTTCTGGCACTCAAGTGTCTATGAACGACAGCGATGTTCGTGCCTTAATTGGCTCAACTGCCAGCACAGCAGTATCATTCAGTGACTATTATGGGGCTAGTGCGGATGCTGAGTTTGTTGGTTTTGCAAAAGTTGTAGATACAACCACAGATTCATCTAATTACACAGGGTCTGCACAAAACCTGTCCATACAAAACGGCGACCTGTTAGTTATGGCATATACCGCAAGACAGGGAAACAGCGGAAACAATGTTGGTCAGTTTCAAATGTTTAGTAGCGCCAATGGTGGTGGAAGCCAAACAAACATTAGTGGTTCTACCGCCGTAAAAGAACACGGGGGGACTGTTTCTGGAATTATCTATGCAACCTCAAACGGCTCATATTCTTCTATGAAAGCAAAAATATCAGCATCATCAAATTTCAATGCTATGCTTTTGTTTGCTGGTGTTTTTAGGAACGCTGGAAGTAATTCTCCTGATAGAACATTTACTGGAGGAAACGGAGGAACAAATCAATCAATTACTCTGTCTTCACTTTCCCCTCCGGGTGTTATTATTGCTATTGGAGGACGAAGCACAACAAGTAGTAGTACAGTTACTTTTAGCGGCCTTGATTCTTATATAAACGATAACAACAGTCAGGCAGGAGGAGCCGCAGGATATAAATTAAATACTGCTACAAGTTTTTCTGGATCTTGCAACTATGCTTGGTCTATCTCTGCCGCTCATTTTACATAGGACTAAAAAATGATTAATTACGAAATAACAAAGGCTTCTCCTCAACAACTACAGTTACAAATTAAGTACAGTAAAGAAAACTGTCCTGATTACTGGATGAATTTAAGAAACACTGATTTTTCAGAAAGTAATCTTCATGCAGTAGCAAAAGAACACGCACAGGTAGCTGAAGATTTTTGGAATAATACAAGCGGTTTGCCAGAAGAAGCCACATTAACTGAAAGCACAGGAACAACAAAACCAAGAACATATGTTGATGAGCCTTCTTTCGATGATACTACTCAAGAAGTTTCGTTTACATGGGTTGAGTCTGACAGTGCTTTAACTCAAACATGGGCTGTTGCTGAAAAAAGCAATGATGATAAAGCCGCCGCTGTGCGCTCAAAACGAAATACGCTTTTAAAAGAAACAGATCATTATGGTCTGTCTGATGTAACGATGTCTGCGGAAATGACTACATATCGTCAGGCATTGCGGGACATTCCAGAGCAAACAGACTTCCCAACAACTGTAACTTGGCCTACAAAGCCTGAATAATGAATGGACCCTTTATCTTTAGTTGCAATGGCATCGACTACCTTCAA